TGATTGTTGTACTGTCCGCCTGCATAGCTTGAACCTCTTGCGCCGCCATAGCCATTGTATCGCGGAGAAGATGCGGATGCGCCATAGCCAGCACGGGTGCCAGGCAGGTAGCTATTGACACCGGAGGATGCACCATAACTTGAGCCTCCGCCGCTACCCCAGCCGCTACCCCAACCGTACCCACCGCCATCGTCTTCGTTTACTCGTTCTTCCGTTTCTACTTGATAAGGGCTGCCGCCGATCTCATAGGGGTCAAAGCCCCATGGGTCTACTGCACCACGAGCAAGAAGCTCAGCCAGGGTTTCCCGTCTATAAGAAGAGCCAGGGTTTTGTGAGGCAACTAACCAACTGTCAGGATTGAGTATTTGTGGGAATTGCCCGCGCCCATACTTGCCTGCGGGGGGCATGGGTGTGGCGTCAGCTCCGCCCGTATCAGAATACATACCAACGGCGCTATTGCCGCCCATACGGGTAGGGTTCGCATATCTTCCAAGCGAATAGTTTGTGTATGTCGGAGCAGGTTGCCCAGCAGTTTGACGCGCAACTTGCGAGACCCAGGGGCTAGACACACTGCTTGCTACTGGCATAAATCCAACTGGCAATCCGTACAGGTCTTGAAGCTGAGCCTGCTTGCTTTCCGCATAAGATGGGAAGCTAGGCATATAGCTTGTGTTAGGAGGGGTCTCTCTCTCAGTTGGCGGCATCCACCAGTTCTGCAATGACTTCTGCCATTTAGTTCTGTCCACTATGTTTGTCGTTGCAGGCAGACCATATGCACCACGCGCAGGCTCTCTGCTTGTGTTGAACGTGGGAGGAGCTGCGGCTACAGGACTGTCCAGTGGGTAAGCATATCCACTGTCTGGCTGCGAAGTAAGAGTATCGGCAATACCGCCAAAGAAACCGCCAACAGCACTTTTTATCCCCTTATTGATATTCGATAGCCAACTTCCGTATCCGAATATAGACTCGAACATCCTAGCTTCAAGCGCCTTGGACGCTGCCGGAACGCCAGTGTAGCGAATGTCTGGCGGACGCTTCTCATAAGCCGAGCCATATTTGCCCTGCGAATAGTCCGTGTACTTAGGTGGAGGCGTAGCTTTCGGTTTGGGCGGCTGATAGTATTTTGTCTGCGGCTTAGGCTGCGGCTTAGGCGGCTTGTAATAGTCCTCATAATTGATAATCGGCATAGTCTTCCTCCGCTGGCATCATCTGTTGTGGCTGCGCTTGAGCCTGCCCTTGCATCTTTGCCATGGCAAGCATCATCTTTTCGAGCTTCTCAAGGGCGGGTTGGTGCCACTTGGCTTCGAGCTCGTTCATCATTGTAACGGTTAGCGCCTTAGCACTAAGATACAAATCCTCTGCGTCTACTACTGATAGCATCACATTGCGCCTTCGCCTTCCTGCAGCATCTCTGCTTCTGGGTTAGGAGTGGTCGGCATCTCGTTAGGTCTCTGCGCTGGTATCGCGCCCTGTCCTACGATAGCTGGCATACCGCCTCTGGCGGCATTGTTCTGGTCAGCGAACCTCTGGTCTCGCATATATTTTTCCGCCATCATCTGTTCCTGCATTTGCGGGTCTATCTGTTGCGGCTGCATAGCCTGTTGCTGCTGCATTTGCTGTTGCTGCATCATTTGTTCCTGCTGCATCTGCTGCTGCTGTTGAGCCTGCATCATCTGCTGCATCATCTGTTCCTGAACTTCCTTCGTGATTTCCTGCCGCATGGCGCCAGTCAGGTGTTCTTCCATCATCTTAGCGACGTAGGTTTCTTCGATAACTTCCTTGGTCATGTCCTTCGACTGTCCGACATTGAGAACGTTCTCTCTAATCCAGGAGTCAGAGGCAAGCCCGTACTGCTTGAGCATACTGGCAATATTCGCCTGCTGCAGCTTATCCTGCGGTAAGTCAGCGTCCAGTTTGACATCAATGATAAGGTCGTCTTTGAAATCCTGAGGGTCAATGTCCAGGATATCGCTCTCATAGACCGCGGTGCGTTTCTTCTTCTTATCCCTCAGCATGGTGAACATCTTCTCGAAGCCAGTGCCGATACCCCAACCGCCAGCGCGTTGCGTAGCGATAAGAGGCAGCTGCCCTGATTGAGAGAGCAGGGAGATAGCAGAGTAAGCCATACGAGTATTAGGGGACTGTCCGAAGACCTGTTTATACAGGGTGCTTTCCTCAATCATGCGCTCGATGACTTCCATGCCGTAGAGCATATCCTTATTGAGTACATCCCTCTGCAGTGGAGAGAACTTGTCCCCTGGGTTCAAGTGCACGATACCGCCTACGTTATCAAAGTCGACTTCGATCTTGCTGTCAGGGTCGGAGCGCTCATGCACGAACATAGCATTGCTGGCAACCGCAAACAGGTTGGAATAGATCGCCGTGAGCTCCAGGTTATGCCTATCCCAGAGCTCGCCCTTCCAGACGCCGTACAGAAGTGGTTGGAACTGGTACTCTGGGTCATCATGCAGCAGACTTCCTTCGGCGCCTTGTACAACGATGGGTATACAAGGCAAATTATGCTTACCGCCGTTCTCTTTACCGATAAGCGGCTCATCATCGTCGTCAATCCAGGAAAAGTGCACGTCTAAGTTCCAGTAATCCTTATAGACTACGGTATCAGTAGACCTTTTGTCCTTATATTTCTCAATTTCGCCGAATTTAGAGGCGATTTCGCCGTAAGTCATCTCTTGTTCCCTGTAATAAGCGGTCAAACCGAAGGCATCGAACTCCGCATTGCCGCATTTTGGGTCTAAAGGCTGAAAAATATAGGGTGTGACCTTAGAAAAGTGCTCATAACGCTGTTTTCTAGCCTTAGAAGCCTTGGATTCACGCTTTGTAGCCACTTCCAGCAGGTCATCGGTGTCCGTAATGCTCAAATGGAACTGTCCGTAGCGCAAAAGTGAGGCTACAAGCTCATAATGTACAGGCTTTTGTAGAATCCTGCCGCTATGATACCAGATTGCCTTGCAAGCTTTCTCAATTTTGTCGGCATAATCCTTCGCGGTAACGTCATTGACGTCATAAGGAACCTTGATTATGGGGTCTACTGCCGTCAGGAGGCGTAATGCCCCCATATATTGGTTCCTGGCGTCTGGTGAGGTGGTAAATTTCAAGTTAGGGTCGGTAGGCTTACCCTTCCAATCCATGTTAATCATGTCATCCATCTCGGCTTGCATCTTATGCAAGTTGTAGTTGACATCTACAAGCTCGGTGCCGTGTTGTTTAGCGTCTTTTAGTTCTGTCATGTTATATCCTATTCAGGCTCAAGAAAGGCGATTTCTGTATTCTGGCAGGTTCAGACTTCCTGTAGTCCCTGACAGTAGTAAGCGCATAGCGTAGCGCGTCATAAGCATGGTCTTCCATGTGGGTATTGACATCTTCCTCATGGTTAGGGTCGTATACAAGCTGGCTAAGCTGCTTGATAAGGTTAGGGCAGGTGTTGAATATGAGCAGTCCTGGTCGCCCATCCTCCAGGTCATTGAGCATACGGTCTACCTTGCGCTTGCCGTTGATGCGGTTATTGTCCGCTCTTCTGATAAAGCACCCGTTCTGTGCATAGACCTCAGCTGAACTGGTGACAAACTCCTGTGTGCGTGACGTCCACATAGAGGGGTCGGCATATCTAACCGCGCCTAATTCCTGCGCATCAGAGAGGTCTAATATCCTGCGTGCCTGCTGGCGATCTGTCAGCTCGGTCTCATAGATTTCTTTATACACAACCACTCTGCCGTTGTCTGGGTTTCGCGCGGCAAAGATAACACAGAATGGGGCGCGGTATCCGCTGTCAATCCCGATAATGCGCGTCCAGTAAGAGGGGATGTCAAACGGCTCGATAACATGTTTCTGTTTGCTAAAGGACTTGAACGCCAGCCCTTTGAATACATCCCAGTCGCCTAAGAGCCAGGCTCTGCGCAGGTCATCTGGCAGAGAGTTGAGCATGATGTAATAGCTCTGGTCTAGGTGAGGGTTGTCGGTGGGGAGCGCTGGTACAAAATTGAACTCATCTGCAAGCGGCTGTAATTCGGGAGGGTACTCCTTCTTGATGAAGTAGTTTTTTACCCATTCATTCCCTATGCCGTCGGGGTTGCTGCCTGCGACAAAAGGCGGCTTCTTCAAGCCCGCCCAGCGCAAAGAACCTATCAGGATGTTGAAAGTCTCTACATTGTGTTCCGTGAGCTCATCGACACCAATGATGCCGAACTCCGCTGATTTATATTTTGTGGACTCATCCAGGTTGCGCAGCGTCAACGCTCCCCCACCGAACTTCGGGTCTAAATAAAACGCCAATCCGAGCGTTTTATTTTCTTTCAATGTGCCGAGCCAGGCAGGGAACTCGGCGGCTATCTTGCTAATCTGCCTGTCTTTCAAGTTCGTGTAGGTTGAACTGAATAGTCCGCCTACAATCCCAGGATGTCCTAGCTTAGCTTGATGGATAATCCAGGAGATCATGCCCCAGCGTAAGAAGTAAGACTTCCCTCCGCCGCGGGCTCCGCCATAAAGTGTGAAGGTATATTTGAACAGAGACTTGTACGCCTCTTTTTGCCTATCCGTAAAATTCAACAGATTAGACCAGGAGATGAAGTTACTCTTCTCCGTCAACTTTATCCTCTGCTTTTTCTGCAAGCTCTTCATCAGTCATCATCGCCTGGTCGAAGAACTCCCTGTCAAATACCACCCCGTCAACACCGCCAGACACTTCTACTTCCTGCACAGGCGGCTCTACATAACGCAGGACTTTGATGACATGCTTCAGCCAGTCATCGCCAGAATACTTGAACTCAATCCCCTTCTCAAGCTTGCCGTCTACCATGCGGTCAGGCAACTTCACCTTTCCCGTGGATATCAACTGCGCAAGACAGTCTGCCATAACTTCCTTACGCTGCTGTAATGTGAGCCTGCCATCAAACCAGACTTCCATAGGCTCAGCAAACTTCAGCTTGATCAGGTCTGTCAATGCTTTCCCACCTCTCGGTCTCCCATGTGGGTTAGGCGATGTGCCAGGTACAAAACGCCCAAATGCGTCTCTCTTTACTTTGCTCTCCTCTTCCATAGTGAATACCTCCGAATAGTTTGTATGCTCTCAACATTATAGCATACTCTTGCAAGTTTTATGCCGATGACGGGAATCGAACCCGTGTATTCGCTCACATGAAAAGCACTACATCCTTACATCGGCGTACTTACCAACCTTTATACTCACAAAACGTTTCATACTTATTATCAGGCTTACCCTCAAGCCCGTCTTGTTTCCATGCCCGCCGGCGCGCTTTACTCAGTTGCCGTTTCCAGTACTTGCCTTGATGTAAACCAACCCACATGCGAGTAAAGTGAACGCCTGCTTTTTCCATCCGATCAATGACGAACCTGTTACCCATCGTAAGCCTCATTCACATTATAACCGCAATTGTTCATTTTTGCGCTTCCAATTACACAAACTCGCATGACTTTTGTCAGTTTATTGACAATAACACTATTTCATCTGAGTTTTGTCAATCCGTTGCATTAACTCGCATGACTTTTACGGTATTGCGTCCTGTATTTGCAAGGATTTGATACACAAACTCATTTGTCTTTCTGCAATGATACACAATTATGCAGACCAGATTTCACCATGCAAATTTCTGTGGTGGGTATTCTTCACCCTGTATTAACTCAACCGTACTAGCCCCCCCTCATGATGTCCGTGATGCTGCCGCCGCCAGAGCTTTTTTTATTTTCACCTGGCGTTCAGAGCGTTTACATCCACCTGAAACACTGTACAAGGCGCAAAACATTGTACAAAACCTGATTTTATCCGTGCAAAGTTGGAAGATTCGCATATTTCAACGAGTAAACGCCCTTGCAATTATCGTGCCAGCATTTGGAGATTAGAATTTTACGATTATAATGTGGGCATCTCGAAAACGCACCTTCACAACGCCCATCACACACGCTCACGCAATCGCATTGCGAGCATGTCGCAAGCGCATATACACACACCTGCCCACCCGCTCTCGCAAGAGCGCGGAGATTATATTTACTCATGGAGATTAATCATGGCTAATAACGTAAGTATTTCTCAGGATAAAGATGGCAAGGTTGTAATTGTCTTTGACCCTAAAATGTCATTAGGCGATTCTAAGTCTGGGAAGACGACCATTGTCGCGAGTACCTACGGGTTCGAGCGCGTGCTCACGAGCACTGGCTCGGTC